CGCTGTCGCCGTTCACCATCAACGGCTACACCGGCTCGGCTGGGGTCGTTGGCAACCGCATCGTGCTGACCAACTCCAGCGGGTATATCCACGGCAACTACATCAACATGACCGCCGAAGTTCTCGCGGGGTGGCCTGCGTACATCGCCGGGCAGAACGGCGACAACTTCCTGCGCTGGTACAACAAGTCGGGCGCGCTGTCGGTGGGCGGGCTGTCGGCCAGCGGACAGATCATGTCGACCAAGGCGGGCACTGCTCCATACTGGGACGCTTCGATCTTCGCCAACCCCGCCAGCAGCTACGCCAGCGTCGGCCTGCATCCTGGCGGCGTCGCTGGGTCGTGGCGCATGGCGGGCAACTTCATGGTGCATCAGTTCGTTGATGTCAACGGCACGCTGTACGCACCGATCTATGCGTCGGCGTTCACGGTCAACTCGACGCGCGCCAGCAAGCAGGACGTCACTCCGTGGCCACCCAAAGTGCGCTCGCTCGGTGCTGCCGCCAACACGCTGACCGCGCTGGGCATTGTCCGCCAGTTGGAAGTCGTCAGCTACCGGCGCAGGTTCGACCAGGCGATGGTCGAAGCCCTGCCGGTGCGGCGCGCCAAGGCGCACTACCGGCTCAACCAGTTCCGTGCCAACCGTGGCCTCGACCCCTACCCCGACAAGCTGCACGACTGCGACGACTCCGACTGCATCGGCACCAGCGACAATCCGTGCCCGTGGTATCGCAACTGGGAGCAGACCTCGCTGGGGCTGATCGTTGAGGACACCGCTGACGTTGCGCCAGAGTTGGTGCGCTACGACGAACACGGCGCGTACATGGGCATCGACGTGCACTCGCACGTGGGCCTGCTGCACGCTGCCATCAAGGAACTTGAAAGCCGCCTCACCGAACTAGAAGGAGCCGCATGAGCCTGTCCACCATCTCTCGCGCCGCCGCCGACTCGGACCTTGTCAGCAGGGTCACGTCAGCGGCCTACAAGATTGCCAACACCGACGCCGACAAAGCCAACACGGTGCTCGGCCAGGCGCTGATCACCGGGTCGGGCTTGGGTAGCGTCGGCGTGTTGATGTACCCGGTGGCCATCGAGACCGAAGCCGCCTACGAAACCGCCCTGGTGTCAGGTCGTGGGGCACCGGGTTTCGACAAGGACATCATCACCGACGCCGCCTTGGAGACCGCCGTGGGCAACGCCTGGCCGATGGTCCTCCCGCCCGACCTGCCGCCCATCCCATGATGCACGAAGTCGAAGTTCCGTGGGAGGCCGTGGCCCGCGCCCTACAGAACCAAGTGGGCGAGCAAGCGCTGCGCATCGCCTTCTTGGAGGCGCACCTGGCGCAAGTCACCCAGCAGCCCAACGGCGAAGTAGTGTCCACTGACTGAAGGAGCAGCCCATGCCACTGGCAACCGACTGTAGGGCGTATCCGTACCCCGAGGATGCCGACCCGATTGACGTAGCTGCTGACATTCAGCGGCTGGCTGTCGCCGTCGACCTCGACGTGTGCTCCGTGATGGACGCCGTCGAGCGTGCGCCAGTTGGCACCGTGCGCATGACCATCCGCCAAGTAGCGGACCCTGGCTGGGCGCAACTCGGGGCGTCGCTGCTCAACGCCGACACCGTGTACCCCGAGTTCTGGGCGATTGCCCCAGTGGCTTGGCGCAGCGGCACGACCCTGATCATCCCGTCGATGGCCGACCGTGTGCCAACCGGCGTCGGCTCCAGCGCCGTCGGCGCAACGGCTGGGTCGAACTCGCGGGCGCTCACCGCCGCCAACCTGCCGCCGCACCAGCACACCATCGACCACGACCACCCGCAGATTCTCACCGGCACCGAGAACCAGGCCCACGTCCACAGCGTCAACATCAACAGCGGCGGCGTCATTGACGACACGCTGGCGTCGATCTCGTTGCGCCCCGTGGACACCAGCTTCGGCTTTGTCGTGCAGAAGCCAGGTGGCGGCTCGGGCTTCCAGCTGATCAGTAGCACCAACACCATCGGCACGCTGCCCACCACCGAGTTCTTCGAGGCTGGCCTGGCTCCACAGCACGTGCACAACGTCGCTGGCTCAACTGCTGGCGCGAGCGCTGCCCACAACCACTACGCCGACATTCCCTTGTTCCAGGGTCTGTCGGGCACCGGCGGGTTCGCCAACACTCCCGTCGACATGCGGCAGGCCAGCCTGGCGCTCTACTTTGAGATCAGGGTGGTGCCGTAATGGCCAGATGCCGATGCTCCGAAGCGACCTGCAACTGCGTGCTGACCACAGGCGGCGGGTTCACGCTCACTGGTTCGGGCAGCCCCACCGATCCGTGGGTGCTCACCGCGATACCACAGTCGACCGGCACCGTCGAAGTGCTCGACACCGGCTCGCTCGATTTGGTCAGGACCGGCAACGGCGTGCAGACCGACCCGACGATCATCAGTGGGCACGTCCGCCTCAATGCCATCTTGCAACTGCTCAACACGGGCGGAGTGCACTTCACCACCGTTGGCACCGGCACCGATGGCTCGCCGCTCCAGGTGCGCGCCGACCTGTCGTGCCTCGACTGTTCAGTGCCTGGCAACACCGGCGACGTGCTCACTCGCCAGGCGAACGGCACGTACCAGCCCTTCCCGGTCAGCGTGCCTGCCGGTGTGATCATCCCTGAGCCGGGCGGCGGCATCGCAGGGGACGGCACGGTGGCCAATCCCCTGCGACTCGACATCTGCACCTACGCCGAACTCAAGGCGGCGTGCGCCACGCCGTAGCTACCACCACCTGGTGAACAACAGATAGATCAGGTAGCCGTAGACGGCGAAGCCGACCACCGGGGCAACGCCGTAGCACAGCATGGCGAGCGCCCGTTCCTTGCGGGTGTACTGGCGGTTATGCATCGGGCAACCACTTCCGTGCGTCATCGACCATGCGGGCCAGCATGGTCAGCGCCAGCTGGTCCGTGCCGCAGGCGTCGACCAAGGCGGGCATCCCGGTGTCGATCGAGTTGACCACCTCCTCGCGGGTGGCGGGACGCCCGTAGGCGTACCACTCCACACGCTCGATCTCGGCGGGGCCGTTCAACCGGCGGGTGCCGATGTTGAACAGGATGCCGCTGCCCTCGCGCCACACCGTCCAGTGCTTGACCACGATCAGCGCGGTCACACCGGGGTTGCGGGCGATCATCATGCCTGCCGGTTCCTGGGGGTCCTCGGGCATGTTGCCCTCGCGCCGCACCTTGTTCGGGTTGGTGAGGAACGGGCAGTGCGTTGCCGAGTACAGAGCGCACTCGTAGTGGCTGGGTGGTTCGGCGCTGTTCAGATTGATCAGGCACATCGGCCCGGCGGTGAACACCGCGTGGGCACCCATCTGCTGGCCGCACACCCAGCAGTATCGGTGCATCACGCTGTCGCGCAGCTGCTTGCTCGACATGATCCGGAAGTCCGGCTTGCCGTCGATCCACTCCACGAACTTGGGCACCGGCCGACCGGCTTCGTCAATCGGCAGCCCCCGCATCCGTGGCGGGAGATTGCTGGTGTAGTCAGGCATCTCTGTTTCCTTTCATGGGGTTCCTTTCATGGTCCGCCCGTCACCGGGCAGATGGTTGCCAGCGCAGCGTCAAGCTTGGCTGGGTCTGGGTATATCTGGGCGAGCTTGAACGCCGCTCGTTCGCGGCAGGTCTTCGGCTCGTTGTTGTGGGTGGGCAGGGCAGCGCAGCACGTCAGTGCAACGGTCAGCGCTACCACTCCACCCAAGGCTCCGAGGGTGGCTCGGGTTCTTCCTCGTCGCTCTCGTAGTGGTAGCCGCGTTCGCGCCACCAGTCGGTGAAGTCGACCAACAGGCTGTAGAGGAATATCAATCCCCAGAACGGGATCAGCAGCAGGCGCTGCCATCTTTCGTCCTGTGGTGTGAGGTAGTAACCGAACAGCCCAGCGACCACGTACACGACCACCGCTGCCATCATCCGGCATCGCGCTCCGCCTGACTGGTATCGATGTCGAGGATGCGGTCGATGTAGGCGATGCGCGCCCGTTGCTTGTTCAGTTCCAACTCGACCAGCAGGCGCAGTGCCAGCAGGTCGGGCGTGGAGAGCACCGCCACATTGTCGGCCCATACCTGATCCGATGTCTGGCACATGGCCCACAGCTGGCCAAGTCTGGTGCCGGTCCCTACTACTGGTTCCGTGGTCATGTCAGCCACGCAATCACAGGCACAGCGAACACGGCAACCACCAGGGCGAGCCACATCTGCCACCCGTATCCCCTCACAGTCGCCACGGTCCTGGTCCTGTCTCCTGGTAGAGCGCCAGCGCAACCGTCGCGTTGGTGCGAGGGTCGAACAGGTCGCTTGGTTGGTTGACGCCGTAGTCACCGAGCCAGGCCCGGTGTGCACGGAAGTGAATCTGGAACAGTCCGTAGCAGCAAGCGTTCGCTGCCGTGGGCACCAGGCGGGACTCACGGGTGGCAATCCGCACCGCCCAGTCCTCCAGGTCGTCCGGCCACACGCTGCGGATGATGCTCTCAACGTCGCCCACCGGCTCCGCGGGAGGAGCCGGTGGGTTGAGTCGCACAGCCGGGACGGTGGCCGTGGCGGCTGTGTTGAGACTATCCCAGGTCTTAATCCCTGCGATGCCATCAGCCTCCAGGCCGTTGGCCTTCTGCCACGCCTTGACGACGCGGGTGGTTTGTGGTCCGTACACGCCATCGACAGCGATGGTGTAGCCGAACGAACGCAGCAGGTACTGGATTTGCGTGGTTCGCTCAGCGGCTACACTCCCCGTCCGAGCAGGTGCCGAGGCTGTAGGGCGGGCTGGCTGGGCATCAGCCACCAGGGCGGGACCGCCCAAGGCGATCAACAGGAGAGCGGACAACGTGACGGCTGCCCCCTGACGACGACTTGGGCGGAACCGCGTTGCACCCTTCGGGTAGTAGTTGTTCATGTGGTTCCTTTCATGTTTGCTCCACGACCGGATGGTCGAGAGAGAGTGGTCACTGCTCACCTTCCGAGAACATCCCGCCGATGTCGGCGGGCATCACGGGGAGAGGGATGACGTCGAGGTCTTTGCCGATGCTGCGGAACATCGCCCGTAGGTGCATCAGCACGTCGACAATCGCCGCCGTCACCATGTGCCCGGTGTCTTCGTCGCCCTCGTCATAGCCGTGGGCGACCATGCCGCCCATCGTGCCGGTGCTCAGGAACACGACGCACTTGTCGCCTTCCTGGTGCTCGGGATGAGCGTCCATGCAGTCGGTCATTGTGTTGACGATGCGCTCCATGCGGTTCACCGGCTCCCCGCGCAGCGTGCCTTCCTTGTTGGTCAGCTGTGGATCGTTGAGCACGCCCATGACGACCTCGACGATCGAACGGGCAGGCCAACCCTTGGCCTCGACGGCTGCGGTGAGTCGTTCTTCCAGTGTTGTCATGTGTCTCCTTCGTGTTGTTCGATGTGTTCGGCCACCCAGTCCTTGTGCTTGGTGGCCAGGTGGCGCTGCATCTGGATGATGGTTCGCTGGCATCCCGGAACTGGACAGATGGCAGCCGCCGCCCGGCGTTCCAGCTTGCGCTTCTCGCGCTCTACGCGCTTACGCTCAAACACGGCGGCGTCGGCCTGCCGCCATGCGTACTCGGCGCTCTGCGCTTCGGAGTCGGCGCGTTCCTTGGCAAGCTGTGCCTCGCGTTCCAGCCGCTTGATCTTGGCCTCGGCGCTCTCGCCGGTGTAGTGCTGGCCGTGCCCGTTGGGGCAGTAGAAGCTGCCCTTCGTGGTCAGGCGCAGCAGCTGTTCCTTGAGCTCTTGAGGGAGGGCGAACAACACGCCGCACTCGCAGCACTGTTCGGTCACCAGCGTCACGTCGACGTTGATGGTGGTGCCCCTCATGCCTGGTACTCCTTGCGCACTTCGCTCTCAGCGACCTTCAACATGCGCGACAGGCGGTCCTCGTCGGCACGCAGCTGCTTGATCTCGCCGTTGATCTCGGTGCGCATCTGGACACGCTTGTCGATGCCCTCACGAACGACGGTCAGCGCGGCGCGGGTGCGCTGCACCACGTCCTCGAAAGGTGTGGCGGTCGGCCCAGGCATACCGGGCAGTTCGTCGTCTCGAAATTCGGTCATGTTGGTTCTCCTTGTGGTTCGGTTGATCGCCACAACTCCCCGGTGCTGAACGCAGCCAACGTGGCGCGTGCTTCCTCAACGGCGGCGACCATTGCCTTGAGGCGGGTGACTTCGATGTGTGTCCACTTGCGGGGGTTGCCGCTGCCGCCACGATGGTGGTCGCAAGTGATGTGTCCGGTGCGCTGCCAGTAGTCCAGCTGCCGGTAGGTGATGCCCACCAGTGCACAGACTTCTGAGCCGCTGTAGAGCCCTTCGGTGATGTCCACGTTCATATTCTCTCCGCCCGTTGGAGGTGAACCTGTCGCCATACCCATCCACCACGCCTCTTGGCGTGAAATGCGCAGTAGTCCCAGGCCCGTTCGCTGGTGTAGAACCACACCCGGTACACCGCCGGGCGGCGACACTGGCTCACGCTGCACGTCATCGCAGGCCCAGCCAACGGTCTGCGACCTTCATCGTTTCCTCGATGTCCTTGTCGGAGTACCCGGCAGCGTTCAGGTCGGCGCGCTGCAATGGCGTCATCATCGAGTGCGACTCCACCGGGTCGACAATCTTCGGGGCACACACCGCGCACACAATGCGTGCCCAGCCGGGCGAGGTCGTAGCGACCCATACCGGCTCTTGGCATTCCGTGCACAGCATCTGTTGGCTGCCCACGCTCGGGTACGGCAGGTCGGCCACGAGCATGCAGATCACCACAGCGTCCTCGGTCATCAGAACTCCTCCCCGTAGTCGCCCAGCACGTACACCGGACGCCAGTTCTTCTTGCGACACTCCTGGGCGCTCTCGCCGCCTTCGTTGTAGAAGTCGCGCGTCGCGCCGTGCAGGGTCGTGTGGTAGTCGCACCACACGTGGCTCCTGATCTTGATTGGATGCCTTCGTCTTGCCATCACTTCCTCCTGTGTTCGGCGGCATCTCTACACGTCACGAAGTGCGACGTGTAGAAGATGACCGCATTGGCGGGTGGGGGATTGTCGGCACTGGCGACCACGACCACGGGCGAGCCTCCCTCCCAGTGGTCGACCCAGATGTTGCCTTCGGGGTTGGGCTTGGCGTCAAGCGGCATACGGCTGCCGGTGGACGCAGACAGCACCCAGTGGATGGGCGCGTCGCACGACTTGCACTTGGCGGTCGCTCTCACGGTGCGCTCCTTTCGATGATCAGTTCGTACCGCCGGTGCTTGGTCTCGGCCAGGTGGCGGTCCTCACTGGCCTGGCTGGTGAACTCCACACGGCACGTCGTGCATAGGGTGTGGTAGCCGCGTGGCAGAGCACGGCTTCCCGGCTTGCGCTCTGCCACGTGGCGTCCTTTGGCGGGGTCGATGCCCAACGCTGCCGCCTCCTTGGCGGTCAGGTGAACAGTCACACGCCCACCTGGTCGGTGATGTCGTCGCCTTCAGCACCCTGCGGCGGGCCGGGCCTCCACTTCAGCACCCAGCCCAGCGCGTCGCCGTGACGGTTGGGAGGCAGGTCGACCAGGCCCATGCCGAACGCCGCACGGAACTCGTTCTGAATCTGCTCCTTGTCGTCAGGGTCGAGCGCGCCAATGTGTGCCCGGATGCGCTTCTCCGCTTGGGTGCGATGACCGTCGCGGGCCATCTGTGCGTCACGCTCGGCCTGCGTTGCCGCCCTGCCGTCGTCGTCCTCCGGTGCAATCCCGAAGATCGCCAGCAGGCTGTAGCGACGTATGTAGCTCATCGCGCTTCCCAGTGCTTGGGCGTCGTTGGGCATCTTCAACATGGTCGGCTCAAAGCGCAGCACGCCACCGTCCGCGTGGATCAGCGAGGTGATGATCGAGAAGTACGTGTCGTACACGGTTGGCTCCTGCGTGATGTTCAACTCGAACAGTTCGCAGGCACGCTTCACCTCGTCCAGCACGGCTCCCAGGGGGGCGTAGCGGTACTTGTACTTGCCGGTGTCGGCTTCCTCGCTCTTGGCTACGTCTTGCACCGCGCCGAGTGCGTTGTAGAAGGCGATCAGCACTTGGCTGTCGCCCTTGGTCACTATCTCCATGGTTCACCCTCCAGGGTGTCGATGACAGCAACGAAGCTGTCGGTATGAGTTCGGTATTCGTCCACGTCGATGCCGTCGTGCTTGCCCGCGGCCTTGACCGACGAGAAGCTGGGCACGTATTCCCACAGCTTGTCCACAACCGCCCGGCCCACCTGGCGGATGGTCGGATCGAGTTCGCCGGTGGCCACGTTGAGGGCGACCTTGTTGATCGCAGTGTCGGCCACCAGCTTGCGGAACTCCCCCGCGGCTCGCTCGTCGGCCCACGTCGTGCTGCGCTTGCGCTGCCTGCGCAACACACCCACGCCGGGCACTTCGATGCTGTCGTCCTCCATGCGGGCTGGCAGTTCCATTTCCAGCATGGCAATCACTTCGTCCAGGGCAACGCGCGCCATGCGTGCATCACGCAGGCGCTGGGCACATTCGACCAGCGTGCCCTCGGTAACGCTGGGCATCGCGAGTAACTCGTCAACGCTTGACATTGGTTCCTTTCCTGGCAGGCCGGACGGCCCACTGCGTTCAGTTTAGCAAACGGCCCCCGCCTAATGGCGGTCCAAGAAAGACGTGCTGACCAGGCATGGAGGGGTGTCGGGCTGAACCCATCTAGTGTCTTGAAAGGAACAAAGAGACTGGCTCGGATTCCCGACACCCCTGCCTCCCCTGGGAGCTACCCAGGAGACTTGTACGGCTGCCCTCGCAACAGGCGGCACACCGCGCAGCCATCATGGCACGGCGTAGGCCCGTTGCAATAGAGCGTGCCGGTACAGCCGGGAGCGCAGATGCACACCCGGCCCACCACGCTGTCGGCCATGCACAAGAAGTGCCGCGACCGGCCTCGCTGAATCATCGGCTTTCCACAGGCTTCACACGCGGGGGCAGTGTCCAAGAAATGCTTGGCTCTGGCCTGGCCTTCTGCGATTGCGCGGGCTGTTTTGTCCATCGCTTTGGCCAGTCCCGCGGGGCGCTTCTTAGGCATCTTCACCCCTCAGCCTTTCGTATTTCGAGAGAAGCCTGTCGACGGTCGCCCGTGCTGCTTCGGATGGCGACTCGACGTCGCGCTGCCCATGATCCGCAGCCTCGTTGCCACTGTCGAACAGCGGCACGAACGGCTCCGGTATCGGCCCGTGCGGGCGGACCCGCAAGGCCAACAGATCGAACTCGTTGCCGCGGGTGGTGTGCACCACGGCCCACCCGTGACACATATGCTCCGGCGTGGCATGGCAGGCGAACCAGGCGAACGGCTGGCCGCCGGTGGGCTCGTCGTAGGGTCGCAGCAACTCGTAGGTGTCGTGTGCCCACACTCCGCTGGGCACGTCGCGCCGGTACGGGCACGTGGAGCATGGCTCCCTGCGAATGTCACGCCCCTCCATCGACAACCACCCCCGCCTTGACGACCGCCGTGGCGAACATTCGCCCTTCGGGAATCTCACGCAGGTCGGCCAGGTAGAACAACCCGCCGCCCAACTCGGACAGGCCGAGAACAGCCATCTCATCGCTGCCAAGGCGCGCCCACTCGGGATTGCGGGTGATCAGGATGGCGGCGTCGATAGCGGCCTGCGCGCTCAGGTGGCGCGCGATGTAGAGCATGGTCAACAACGCCTCGACGTCAGAAGCCATGCGGTTGGATTGGGTCATCGGATCCTGCTCCTTTCTCGATGGACGCGATGAGCGCCCGAAATACTTCGGTGAACTTCACCCAGTCCGGTTCCTTGTGCATGGCTCGGCAGTCCTGCTCGTAGCCGCGGCGTGCCGCGGCCAACGCTGTCACCGAATCGGATGGGACGTAGTTGTCGTCCGGACGCAGCGCCATGTCGCGGCGGGTGCGCTCGTACTGCACCGTCCGGTGCCATGACTCACGTATCACCGCCCACGGTGGACGGTGAGCGTGAGTCCATGTATTGCAGATGGCGTCGATGGCGTCGATCCCCATCATCGCATCGCTCGTCAGCCCGCGGTTCTCGGGCTGTGTGCGGTCTAGCCTCCACTGCTGCTCGATGTTGTCGGTGGTGTACTTCACCGACTCCACCGACCACCCCGGCGTGCACGCTGCCAGCGTGCGCACCAAGCCTTCAGCCGTTTCGTGGTCCATCTCGTTGCTCCCTTCGTTCTCTGAATGCGCGGTCGACCATCGACTCGCGCTTGCGGTCAAGAATCTTCGGCGGCTCGTCCCGCCAGTAGTCCTGGTTCAACCATCCCTGCGGCCACTTCGGCTTGCTCGCATCGGGATGCTCCCAGTACGCCAGCCACAGCAGCAGCCCGGCGTGAATGCTCTCGGGTGTGTCGCGCTTGATTGCTGAGTCCCAGCACTCGCGTGCCTTCTTGCGTGGGCCTATGCGCCCGTAGGCAATCCAGAACGCCTCAAACTTCTGGTCCTCACCATGCTTGTCGATCTTCGACAAGCGTGCATTGTTTGGGTTTCCCTTGGAATGATTTGCGTTACTTTCTGTATTGGGCGGTGACCCCACCGCACCCCCTGCGGTGACCCCACCGCTACCCAGCGGTTCAGCCACCGCCGGTAGTGGCGGTGAACCACCGCTACCCGGTTCTGGCAGTGGCGGTGGACCACCGCCACCCAGCCAGCGGTATCGGACTGACTTGCCGGGGTTGCGCTCGACCACTTCGATCACGCCCACCGCGCACAGGTGCTGCATCACGTCCGACACCGTGTCCGGGTCGATGCCCACCTTCTCCGCGAGCAACCGCCGCGCCCCCCAGAACTCGTTGTGGTGCACGTCGTTCACCACGTCCGCCACCGCGATGGCCACCAGGCGCACCGTTTGCGGGCTGATGCCCGGCGCGCTGACGGGGAACGTCGGCCCCCAGCACTGGCCGATGGCCTGCACGCTCACTTCTGGACGTGTATCTGAATCAGTCCGCCGACCACACTGATATGGCCCTCGCAGATCAATGCGTCGACCGTTGCTGTTCCAACGCGAATAGTCGCGTCGTGATACGTGATCGGCACACCGCGCGCCGGGTCACACATATGGACGAGCACCCCAAGAGCGCGCCAATGCGGCTCTGGTAGCACTCCTTGTTCCGATAGTTCCATTGCCTTCCCTCTCGATTGGGGAAGCGCCCGGTGATAGGCTGTGCAACAGATCGAGCTTGTTGCAGGCGAACGTGAGCGCCTCCAAGATTCGGTGGCCACCCAGCTGCGAACTGGTTGGCCTTTGTCGAAGTTTACACCACCGGCAACTTCCGCCAAGTGGCGGATCATCGCTATGGTGGCTCTATGCGCAACACCGTGGACAAACAGACCAGGGAATGGGTTCTGTCTCGCGACCGCGGGTGCATGGCGCACCGCATGGACTTCGCCCTCGACCTGCCGTGCAGGGGACCACTGGTGGTCCACCACCGCATCATCAAGGGCATGGGTGGAACGTCGATCCCCGAGATGAACGAGGACACCAACCTGCTCACCCTGTGCGACTACCACCACACGCACGCCCATGAGCGCGACCGAGCCGGAGCCGAAGCAGCTGGCATCATTGTCCGCCGTGGATAACCGCCAAGTGGCGGGGTAGTGCTAAGCTGCGGCCAGTTCGATCAAGGAGGCAACCATGTCGGACATGCTCTGGCCAGGAGACAACGACCGATTGATGAGCGTCATCGCCACGCTCGTCAGTGAGTACGGGTACGACGCCGTGGCGTCGGAATTACACATGCACGCACCACCCATCCCAAGCGCACCAGCGCGCCCCACCGACCCCGAAACGTCGCACTTGGCAAGCAAGCACGACGACGACGTGGCCAGGTTCTCGGCACGCAGTCGGCAGGCCAAGCTGCTGGCGTTGTTCCGCAAGAACCAGGTGCTGACCGACCAGCAAGCAGCGCTGTCGTTACTCGGGTGGGGCGTGGCAATCAGCAAGCTGGAAGGATGCCGCCGTCGCATGAGCGACCTCCGTGCGGCGGGCTACCTGATGGACAGCGGCAGGCGCGACCACAACACCGGCAGCAACGACGAATCAATCATGTGGAGCATCACCCTCGCGGGGCACCGTGCCCTCGACAACATCGAACGAACAGGATGGTCGAAGTGAAGCGGTATCAAGAGTTCCTGCTGCTCGCTGCAACCGCCACCGACGAGTGCATCGTCTGGCCGCACAGCCTCACGCACGATGGATACGGGCGCGTTCTCCACGGTGAGCGTCATCACTACGTCAACCGGCTGGCTTGTGAGATGGCGCACGGTCCCGGCCCAGGCATGGAGGCCGCCCACTCATGCGGCACGCACGCCTGCATCAATCAGCGCCACCTGTCGTGGAAGTCGCACGCTGACAATGACGCCGACAAGGAACTGCACGGCACGCGTCACAGGGGGGATCAGCACCCGTTGGCGCGACTGACGAGTGAGCAAGTAGCGCAGATACGTCAGCTTCGTGCTGCTGGGGAGAAGCGAGTGACGTTAGCCGCCCTGTACGGCTGCTCCCCGAACAACATCAGCAACATCACCAACAACCGTTCATGGAAGGACAAGTAGTGGCAAGGACATCAATACTCGACCGGCTGGACGAATCGCAGCGCCTCGTAACGCGCGGCAAGCTGGCCGACATCAAGCGCCGCGAAGCGATCTACAAGCTGTGGTGCCAAGGGCTGAGCCAGAGCGCCATCGCAGAGCGCCTCAGCGACGCCAGCGTGGCCGAAGGTGGCGACGTGATCACCGAGAACGTGGTACACAAACTCATCCGCAACATCAAGAAAGAGAAGGCGACCCAATGACCGTCCGCTTCCACCCAGCAGTTGAGTCGATGCTGGCCGACATCAACAGCGTCATCCCCTGGGAGGGCAACCCGCGCAGTGGCGACTTGGACGTGTTGAAGGCGAGCATCACCAAGAACGGGTTCTACCAGCCCATCGTCGTGCAGCGCAGCACCAACATCGTGCTGGCGGGCAATCACCGTCGCCAGGCGCTCATCGAACTGGGTGCCACACAGATTCCCGTCATGTACGTCGACGTGGACGACGTACAAGCCACCCGCCTGGCCCTCGCTGACAACCGCACCAGCGACCTTGCGTTCTATAACGACGAGGCTCTGTTTGAGTTGCTGGAGCAGTTGATGTCGGCAGACAATCTCGACGGCACCGGCTACGACCGCAACGCCTACGAGCTACTGCTGCAAGGCGTGGAGGCCAGCGAGATCACCGGCGGCGTGCGCTCTGCACCAACGCCAGACGACCGCCTCGACCAGTACAACGACCTCGACATTCGCAGCATCATCTTGCCCTACGAGACCAGCGTCTTTGAGGAAGTGACCCAACAGATGGCACTGCTGCGCGACTACCTGAACATCGACACCAACGCCGAGCTCGTCCACAAGATGCTCAACACTGCGTGCGCCGAGATTCCCGACCACTTTGCTGCTGCGCCGGAGGTCGAAGGCAAGGTCATGCAGTTCCCGGTGGACGCGTAGTGCAACGTGGGCAGAGTTCGTTGGAGCGCGTGGTGCGCAGGCGCATGGCACCGCTCGTTCACTGCACTCCGCGGCTTGGCGTGTCGTGCGGGATGCTCATTCCGTACACGCCCACCAAGCGCTGCCCGGAGTGCCAGCAGACCCAGGCTCGTAGTCATGCTCCTGCGCCTCCTGCCGGGGCGTACATACTCGACCGCGACACCGCCATTGTTGACGCCGACACCGGCGAGATCGCGGTCGTGTACGCGGTGTGTGCACAGTCGCTTGCCAACAAGCTCGCCGCGTCATTGCGCAACGTTCACTGGATGGACCAGTACTCGACACCATCGAGTGCAGCACGACTCAGTGGGATGGCCGTAGTTCACAACACGTTCGGCTACGCCCCGCCCGCGCCGCTACGACGCAAGTGGGGATGCAGCCGCAGCCAGTTCAACGACCGCTATCCGCTGGCAATGGAACGCCTTGCCGAGTTCTGCCGGGTGTCCGAGCATGTGTTCCGCACGCAAGCACCCGACGCCTACACCGACACAGCACAGGCGGTCACTTCGATCATCTCGTCGCCGTGGCGCATCGCCGGTACGCCGTGGACCAGTGGCATCATCAACGCCACCGCGGCCCTGCCCTACCATCGTGATCGCGGTAACGTGGCCAAGTCGTGGTCGGCCATGATTGGTTGCCGAAAGCACGTCGATGGTGGCTTGCTTCATCTGGTCGACTACGACGTGTACCTGCCCATCGCCAACGGCAGCATCACCATCTTCGACGGGCACAGCATCACGCATGGGGTCACGCCGCTGAACGTGCTGCATCCCAAGGGCTACCGCTTCACGGCGGTCACCTACGCCAAGCAGATGATGAGCCACTGCTGCGCAGACCCAGCGGGGGAGGCGCACCGCGCTGCGCTGCGTGCGACCCAAGCCAACGACCAACGCGGCAAGGTGCGCTCAGCGGACGCGCAGTAGCACTTCGTTGTCGCGTCGGCTGTTGGGCTGTATCCAGTTGCCCCACTTCTCGCGCAGCACCGCGATTGACTCCTGCTCAACCTCGGCCGTGCGGTACTGCACCACGCCGCCCGCGTTGGTGCGATGCGTGAAGCTGACCAGCCACCAGTCGAGGCGAGCCACTTCGCCGTAGCGGTAGATGTGCTGCGCCGTGTAGTCGTAGTCCTCCTTCAAGCGCAGCCGCCGGTCGAAGCGGATCGGACTGGGTGCCGCCACGAACAGGTCGCCCACGCAGAAGTGCTGGCGCTTCACCTTCTCGCCGCCGTAGAACGCATTGTCGGTCGGGGCGATGCCCACCAGCCGACAGTTGGCCGTGATGTGGTCGAGTGCTTCGGCTACGAACTCACCCGGCAGCGCGGCTGGTGCTTCGCCTTGGTGCAGGCGGCGCATCTTGGTGCAGTCGTCGCTGACCTGCACGCACACGTCACCTTGGTCAAACGCCATGTCGAGCGCCACGTTGCGCGAGTCGATCAGGTTGCCGCTCTCGATCACGTCGCTGGCACCAGCGTCAAGGTAGGCGTCCCCTTCGCCATACGGCACGAACCATGTGCCCTGCCATCCCACGTCGCTCATTGCCTTGACGTTTGCTGGCCGCCCAGCACTGATGATGGCGATCACTTCTCCCACCTTCGCAGCACCACTGGTGCCAGGGTCGTGGTGCCTGCTTGGTCGGCAACCATCTTGCGGTCAGCTTCGGTGGGCTCGCCCAACTCGGCGCGACCACTTCCGTCTTGCAGGGGCAGCAAGCCGACGCGCGTGCCGCGATAGTCACACCCGGCGCACGGCGTGATGTCCTTGCGCCCCTCCGCAAGCAAGATGCGCCGCGCCGCCATGAACTGTGGACTGTTCCACACCGCCAGCAGGTCGGCAGCGGCGTCACCGATGGGGTACTGGCCGCGCCAGTCGTTGCAGCACAGAGCCACCTGCCCGTTGTAGCGCACGCTCATCTCACGGAACGGGAGCGTGCACACCTGCGCCTGACGCTTGGTGTTCGGCGGGGCGGCGCTCCCGGCGTGGTTGTTCAGCGTCGAGTGAGTGCCGGTTTCCGCCTGGGCGATGTCCTCCACGATCACGATGCGCTGCCCTGAGAAGCGCACGTGTGGATTGCCGTGCTTGTCGGCTGGGTATTCCATCACCGGAAACGGCCATCGCTCGCCCCGCACCGTGGGAGCCACACGGTGCGGGGCGTAGTCGTCAATGGCGATGGTGTTGGCCCCGGCGTTGATGAGCGCAAGGATCGAGGCGCGCAGCCCACGGTCGAGCAACGGGATGCCGTTGGTGGTCACCATGATCGACTGCTTGGGCAACCGCGACCTGAACGCCGAGATGATTGCTGGCAGGTCGGGGTTCATCGTTGGCTCGCCGTGCATGGCGAACTCAATGCGGCTGCTCCACCCGGCGGCGGCCACCTGGCGTGCCAGCGCGTGCGCCGTGTCAACCGCCATGTAGCTGTACGGTCCGCTCAGCGCGCCGCTGGTGCCCTTCTCGCGGATGCCGCGTATACCACAGAACCCGCAGCGCAGGTTGCAACCCTCGGTGGGTTCGACCTGGATGCTGAACGGTGCCGACTGGACGTAGGTCATGTCTCATCCTTGCGCAGCGCCTCCTGTACGCCGCGCACCCAGCCCTCGACGTAGGCCAGACGCAGCTTCAGCGCCTCCACTTCAGCGGCTGTCGCTCGGTGTGCGGCAAGCAGCGCATCGAACTCGCCCTGGCTAACCCCCTCCGCCACCGTCGAGCCTCGCCGTGATCCGGTCGAGCAGTTCATCCTCATCCTCGGGCATGGTGTAAATCCACCCGTCGTGGTGGATGCGATGCGTGCCCGGCCCCACGGTCTCGACCACCACCTGCCGATTGGTGATGCGCGACAGGCGGAACAGGTCGGCAAGGGTGATCTTCATCAAAGCCACACCTCCCGTATGCACGGGTCGTCGTTCTCCTGGCGCTGCAAGCAGAACAGCCCCGGCGGAATCTGGCTGCGCGCCGCTTCCAGGGTCTGCCCCACGCACACCAACGGATCGGGCACTGGTGGGTGTCCGTTGTCATGTGCACACATGACCCACCGTCGTACCACAAATCCCTGGACCGGAACGTCAGTCGGGTTCTCGTAGATCACGAACATGGCCAGGTGTTCGCCGTCGTCTTCGATCATTGCTGGACCTCTATCAGCATCGCGCCCGTCACCAGCCCGGTGTTCATCAGCGCAATGGCGACTTCCTCGGGCGGGCGGTGTTCCAGCAGCGGCGCATTGGCGAACGCCTTGGTGAACAGGTCGTCTATGAACCCCTCTGGTGGGCCTTCGATCTGTTCGATGTCCCACTCGCACTGGCGTGGGTCACCCTTCACGGTGGCCAGTCGGCAGTAGCTGTCGGCGCGAGACTTCACGTCCCACACTGTGGTGCAGATGGCCGTGCGCACGTCGGGGTCGGTCTCGGCCCACTCGGTCAGCTGGCCACGCTCGATGGTTTGCGCACGTGGGTCATCCTTGGGCATTGACGTCATAAACGACTCGACAATGAAGCCGATGAACCGCACCGGCAGCATCTTGCCAACCACCGCGATGATCAGCGAGCTTGCCTCGCCGGGGTGATCACGCATCAGGCGGCTGGGGTGCATCAGCAGGCCCAACCCATCGTCGTCCAGCAGCAGCAGCACCGGCTCGACGCTGCCTTCTTGTTCGTAGATTTCCTCTGCGCCCTGGCCGAAATTGTTAGCCAGAGCCTGCGCAGTTTCGATGTATGGATCCTTGTCCATGTTGGTTCCTTTCGTGGTGGGTGCCGCCCGCCCCCGGGAGCAGGGGCGGGCGGCAGGCTTGCTTAGCTGTCTTCGCGCGGTCCCAGGTGGAACCGCTCGTCGCCGTCGTAGTCGAGCACGGCTGCACCGTGGACAACTTCGGCGGTCACCTTCTCGATCGTGCGCATGAACACACGGTCGAGGGTTGGCTCGCGCTCGACATCGGATGCCTCCGACATCAGGCGCAGCTGGTCGCGCAGGCCATGCGCTGCCAGCACCAGGGCGTCGGTATCGATCAGGCCGACGTGCCCGTTGTTGCGACTGACGCTGTACCGGATGGCCCGGTCCAGCGCCTCCTTGACGAAGGCTGGCATGTAGCCATCCATCGCCTCGGCCACCTTGTCGAAGTCGATGTCCGTGTGCAGCGAATCGCCAATGACCCGGCGGGTCAGTGTCTCTACGCCAGCACGGTCCATCTCTCCAACGTGGATCACCGCGTCCAAACGACCCGGCCTCACCATGCCCTTGTGGATGCGCTCCGCATGGTTGGTGGTGAGCACCAAGAGCATCTGCAGCCCCTTGGTGGTGATGCCGTCGAACATGTCCAAGATCTTCGACACGTCGTCACCGCTGCCCGGCTGGGCAACCGTGTCGAGGTCTTCGAAGAACACGACGGCGGGCTGGTACATGCGCGCCGTCTGCATGGTCACGTTCAGGTCGTCCTTCCCAGGGCGGCACAGCAAGAACGTCCACCCGTTGGCGATGGCCACCTGTGCGGTGAGCAACGCTGCGAGCGACTTGCCCGTGCCATACGGACCCTCAAACAAGACGGTCCGCTTGCCCGGCTGACCGAGTGAGGTCAGCATGTCGGCGTGCTTGATTGGCGACCACACGTTGGCCTCCAACTGCGCGACGACTTCCTGGGTGTAGACGACATCGGCCGGGTTGACCGATGACGGGTCCAGGAAGTTGGGTTCCTCCGCGCCGTCGATTGCCTTGCCCTTGTAGATCGAGTTCTCAGAGAGATGCTTCTCGATCAACCTGAACAGACCTTCGATGTGCCACCGATACTTGCGTGGCGCTTCGACGCGAATGTGGAAGATGCTCCCGAGTTCGGCGTGGTTGGTGTTACCCAGGTACACGACCGTGTTGCGGAAGCCAGGAATCTGCATCGCACCCCACGGCACCTGCTCGGTGTCGTTCCGGCCTGGGCCGAAGCGGCAGTCGATGAAGGTGGGTGGCGTGTTTCCGAAGAACGAGTAGATCGTCTTGCCCAAGGTGAAACCGAACGTCTCCTTGATGGCGTTCATCGTTGCGCGCGCTCCATCGAGCGGGCGGTACTTGAACTCCTTCTGGAATCGGTTGACGGTTTCTTCATCCTCTTGACGCTGTGCCAGGAACTCAATTGCTTGCTCCAGGTCCAGCTTCGCGGGCAGTACGAACTTCGTGCCGGAGAAGGTGATGTCTTCCTCGCCCAACAGCTTCCCGCCGACTTCCGCGAGCAGCTGCATTTGCTGCTGGCGAATGCCCTCGGGGGAATCGGGATCGAGTTCCTCTTTCTTCTTTGGCATTTGGTTCGGTTCCTTTCGTTGCTTGTATCACCCCGTGTTGGGTGAGTGGGCGGGTGCGGTATGACCCACACCCGTCCGTTATCGCTTGCCGTCCATTCGGCGGATGGGCTGCTGCCTGGTCCGCTTGCCGGTGGCCGGTGGAATGAAGCGCTTCAACGCATCCTCGGTGAAGCGGAACTCGCCCCGCCGTCCCCGTTGGGCACCCACCAGGTAGCCCTTCTTGATGTAGTTGCGAACCGCTTGCTCGCTTACGCCCAATCGCTCTGCTACTTCGGCAACGGTCAGCCGTGTGTCGGGCGCGGCCCACGCTTCGACGTCGGCGCGCAGTGGCCGGGGGAACCTGTTGTGTTCACGCCAGTTGCGTATGTGACCGCGAGACATCAACTGATGCACCGACTGCTCGGTGATCTGCAGAATGTGCGCTGCCTCCTGCACGGTGATGTAGTCCCCCCGGCGGAACTCGGTCACCGCGGAACGACGCTGACACTGATGTCGAATGCGTCGCTGTTGCTCACTCCTTCCGCTGCGCCTTCCAGGTACTCCTTCAACTGCTCGCAGATGTCCTCGTAGGACTCCGATGGTGCAGTCACGCCCACCGTCACGGTGAAGGTGTGCGTCGATTCCCTGGGGCACGCCTTGAACCAGCGCTGGCTCAGCTGTGTGTTGAGACTGTGCACGAAGCTGTCGTATTCGTCGCACCATTCACGGCGCTCCGCTTCCGACAGCAACTCAGCGGCGATGGTCGCGCAATCTTCGGCCAGCCGCTGCCGTGCCGACTCCGTTGCGGTGAGCCTGCCAAGGACCTCCTCGTGGGTGATGTTGAGTTGGTGCAGAACTTCCCGCGTGCGATTCAGCTGCTCGTCCTTGTCGGAGACCATCTGCTCCAGGTCATCGATCCTCGCCTGCTTGAACCCCAGCAGCTGTTCGTCGCTGAAGATCGGCGGGATGACGATCGACGTGTCGTTTGGTGTGTCGTCCATGTGGTTCCTTTCGTGTGAGTGGGCGGATGCCCACAGTGGACGCGCGGGGTCTGACCCCCACGCGCCCCATGCCTGCCGTGCCGTCGACGCGCCCAGCCGAGCGTTGCCGGGACCAGCACTGAATGCCGATGCCCAGTCCTTGCCATGCCTGCCTTGCCGCATCAAGCCATTCCTAGACCCGTCTGCCTTGCCGTGCCTCGCCTGCCCTGCCCGGCCCCATAGAGGCCGAGCCATACCGAGCGGCGACTAGCCCTGCCTGCCATGCCCCGCCTTGCACCGCCGAGCCAATCCCTGCCTGCCTCGCCCTACCAAGTACGTCCATGCCCAACCCCGACGCGTGTCGACCCGCAGCGCCTGCCCAGCCATGACTTGCCTCACGAGACCTGCCAAGCGCGGCCTGCCATGAAGGGCCGTGCCGAGCGATGACATGCCCCGCCGCGCGTGCCAAGCCTGCCATGCCTACTCGCCTAGCCTGGCCGAGCCAAGCGGAAGGTCGCCCTGCCCTGCCTGCCACGACCACCGCGCCATCAATTCCATGACTTGACACACCACGACGAACTGGCCGAGCCTTGCCTGCCAAGCCGCGCGGGGACACGCCATCCTCGCCAAGCCGAGCCAACCGTGCCTGCCGAGCCGAGTCGAGCAGTGTGGTGCACTGACTTGCCCTGAAGGACAAGCCAAGCCAGCCCAGTCACGCCGACCGCGACCAGCCGAGCACTGCGTTGCCCAGCCTGCCATGCCTTCCTCGTCATGTCGGGCCATGCCCAGCCCCGCCTGCCACGCCAATGACATGACTTGCAGAACGTGACCGGCCAAGCCAACAACGGCCGAGCCTGCCCGGACCTGCCTATCCAAGTCTCGCCCTGCCATTCCATGCCGAGCCTGCCGGGTCGAGCGATGCCCGGCCGGGCACTGACACGCTGTGCCGATCCAGGTATTGCCGACGCCCCGCCTGCCTCGCCCCCCATGCCAATGCCTCACCGTGCGAGGACGCGCCATGTACCGCCTCGCCTGCCATGTCCATTGCCGTTCAGCTGGCTTCCGCCAACACCTCCCTGATGCTCTCAAGGAACTCGGCCAGGTGTGAGTACCTGGCCTGGAAGGTCTTCCAGTCCCGCTCAAATTGGCGGAGCAAGAGCTCCCGACTGATCGGGTCTTGCGCCACCTCCTCGATCGGGGAGTAGGTGGATGGTCCTGATACCACGAACTGACGGACAGACTCGACGCCCGTCGCGGTGGTGAAGTTGACCCTCACGCTGCGGATCAGATCGCTGGCTTGGGCCAGTCGATACTTCTCCGCGGCGATGCCATCGTCCCACTCAAAGCGAGAGTGCAACGGTGACTCGGGTGGTCGTGCTGCATCCAACACGGTCGCGGGGGTGAGTAACCCCCGCGCCGCACGGATGGCGAGTAGCTCATCCTTGAGTGTGCTCATCCGAGGATGGTCACCTCTCGGTCGGGATTGATGCAATAGGTACCGAAGTCGCCGCTTTTCTCGACTCTCCATTCGCCTACGCCCACGCCCATTCCACCAGCTTCGATCAGCGACAGCACGCTGTCGCGGGTCAGCATTGCCTTCACGTAGACGATGGTGAGCGTTGCAGTCCACTCGTTGAACTGCGGTCGGTAACGCAGGTCGGTGCCGCCGCGGTTGACCCGCACGACATCTTCCCGCATGACCGGCTCCCCACAGATTTCCGTCAAGGCCATGCCATCGACTTGGTTCTGTGTGCCGACGAAGAACAACGACTGGCGCAAGCCGGTCATCGTCACGCTGCTGCCGTAGAAGCGAGCGCCGCCAACGGTGGCGTCCTTGAAGGCCAATGTCGGGTGGCCGAAGCGCCCGTCATCGAACTTGTAGAACGCGGCTTCGTACTCGGCCTGGGGATCCTTGATTTCTCGAGGATTCTTGCGGCCCTGCATGTTGTCGAGCATCATGCGCTTGGCCTTCTCCGAGAAGCGGTGGCAGATCAGGGGCGTGGTGCCCATGATCGGAACCTCCAACCGCTCAGTCTCGATCCGGCTGAGACTGATGGAGGCAACCTCCGGCGGTGGCGCAGTCGCCTCGCCATTCGTTTCTGCCTTGGTCTTGGTTGGCATCCTGTTTCCTTTCGTTGACCCGCCTTGTTGCGGGAGTGGGTGGGCGGGTGCGACCCCGCTCCATCCGATGTAAGGTCCGGGCATGATTGGTGAAGCGATCGTCATCAGCACTGGCTTGATCATCGTCATCCTCTTGGTTGTCGTGATCTGGCTCATCGTCCGGCACAGGGTGTAGCCATGAGCGACACAGGCACGCCGTTCGATGATGCCGACCCCGAGGATGGGTGGGACGCGTCGGACCCTGTGGTCGACTTGCTCGACAACATCAGCATCCGCGTCAACGACCTGTTCACCGGCGACCGACCCGACCGCAGCGGCAGGTTGCTCCGCCTACTGGCGCACATCGCCTTCATCCGCAACCGTGTCGAAGACGGCGACCTCTGATGGGCAACCGCTACCTGACCGACCTGGCCGACGTGCTGCGCCGGGCTGGCCTCGACGTGACCGAACAGGACGACTGGCAGTACCGCGCTCGGTCCAGCGGGGGATACGACGGCAACCGTCCGTGGACAATCATGTGGCACCATGCAGCCAGCGCGCCCAACGCTTCGACGGCGAGCGTCGCCAACTACGCCAGCTATGGCAGCGACGTCGCCCCGGTGTGCAACCTGGTGCTTGGTCGTGCCGGTGATGTCATCGTCTGTGCAGGGGGTGCCACCAACACGAATGGTGCAGGTGGTCCGCTGGGCATGAGCCGCGGCACCGTGCCCGAGGACAGCATGAACAGTCACGCCATCGGCATCGAAGCAGTGAACACCGGCGTAGGTGAAGCCTGGCCGCAGGTGCAGATCGATGCGTACTTCGCCATCAACAACGCACTCGCTGCGGCCTACGGATTGCAGCCAACCGACCTGGCAGGCCACGCGGAGTGGGCACCGTCCAGGAAGATCGACCCCGCCACGGCCGAAGCCGTGCAGGGTCCGTGGCATCCCAGGCCCACCACGTCGAGCGGCACGTGGTCCGGCGACGACATGCGAGCCGAAGCCGCCCGCCGCGCAGGCTCAACACCACCACCGCCAGGAGGCGACGACGTGCAAGTACGACTGCTCATCCTCAGCGACAGCGATGCTCAGTTCATCGCAATGACCACCGACGATGGCCAGGCGCTCTACGTCACGTGGGCCGGGCCGGGTTCACCCGAAGTGGACCGCGCCGTGGCCGCGCATCGTGCCGCAGCCGCGGCCAAGGGCCAAGACTTTGAGCAGCCCGGCGACATAGCTGGCTTGTTCAACTGCGTGCGTGTGGGCGAGCTTCCCTTCGGGGACAGCAAGCACACCTGGACCGGCGGTGAGTTCTGGAAGGCCGTGTCCTAGTTGAGTGAACAGTCAGGTCGCTGCCTGGATCACCGGCATTGGTGCTGTGTTGGCAGCGATAGCCGGAGTCGCTCTGGTCGTGCGCGAGATACGACGCAAGGAACGGCAAGACGCCATGCGTACCGTCGAGCAGCTGGACCGCATCATCGTCGCCCAACAGCAAGACGCCATCTCCTGTCACGGGTACGTCTACACGTTGCGCGTGCTGTGTGCCGACAAGGGCATCGACACCCCCACGCCTCCGCCCTTGGTTGAAGTCGATGTTGGCACCGACTCTCTGCTTCCTGGCGTCGGGCGCACTGGCCATCGCCACCGTTGGGTTCGTCGCAGACGCCGCAGCGAACAACGTGACCCCGACGACGGTGACAGTGACGGGGCCACCGGGACCACAGGGACCACAGGGACCCCGTGGTGAAGCCGGTGCGGCAGGTGCCACTGGTTCGCCCGGTGCCAAGGGCGACCCAGGCGTAGCCGGATTGGCCGGTGTGGTCGGCGCACAGGGCGTGCAAGGACCAGCAGGCCCGCCAGGTCAGCCCGGTGCAGCAGGGCGCAACGGAGCGGCCATACAGGGACCGCCAGGCCCAGCCGGGGCGGTCGGCCCAGCGGGGATACCCGGCCCGTCGTGCCCACCGGGCTTCCACTTGGAGAGCATCAGCCTGCACCAGCGCGCCCCGGTCGACCAAGACCTGCCCGTCACTGTGTGTGTGACGGACCAGGCACCGGCAGCACCGTGATGGTGTAGGCCGACAGCGGACGATTGGGCTGCCCGTCCCCACGGATCGGCCGCACCGTCGACTGCGTGCGCCAGGCTTGCAGCACTTCGCGTGCCGTGTCCCACAGGATGGCCTCCTCGATGTCGAGTGTGACCTCGGCTTCGCCTATGCCACCACGTGCGTTCACGTCGTATGCACTGATGTACCCAATCGACCCCAGTGGTAGACCAATCATCTCGCATTGGAAGTCGGTGAACATCACCTGCATGGTCCACTTCATCACCCACCCCCCAAGATGTTGGACATGATGAACATCCACATGTCGTCGCTGATGTCGGTAGTGGTGCCTTCTTCATCGGCTGGGCCAGTGATGATGATGTTGCCCGCCAGCCAGTCGCCTGCACTCAGGCAGCCGTAGATGTCGAAGTACTTCCACACCATCTCGGCCACGTAGTTCCTGGGCAGGCCGGTGCCCTTGCCGTCCTCGTTGCACCAGAAGGTGCACCGCCCATCGCTGGGGACCACCTCCACCCAGCCGCCCAGTGTCTCTTGCAGCTTGGCGAAGTCGCCCTCCCACGATGGCAACACCGTGGAGAAGGCGAACAGGTCGGCGGTTTCCATGACGATCGCGATGCCCTTCATTGCTTGCCCCGAATCTGCTCATCCCAGTAGCGATACATGTCGCTGTAGCCAGCGCGGTGGGCGTCGTAGATGCGGTCAATCCACACAGAGCGAGGACTGTTGAGCATCCACCAGTGATAGCGGAGCCACCTCATTGCACGTCGTCCAGCATCTTCTGCGTGGCGTCGCGCCACTCAAAGATCGCCGCCATCTTGGCGACGGGGACCACGCCCTTCTTGCCACCGGCCAGCTCGGTCACCACCGGCAACACGATGTGGTCCGCCGCCCAGCGCACGGGTGGTTCGGGGTCCGCCTTGACCACGGCCACGGTCTTGTGCGACTTCTTCATGTGCTGGGGCAGATCGCCCACCTGCTTGCCGCACACCTTGCACTCGACCTTGACCTTGGGCGTGTACTCGTCCGGATGCTCGGCCTGGTAGTGCTGGGCGAGCACCACCGCATTGCTGAACGGGCCGGTGTGTTCGGGGTTGAATCGACACTTGAGATTCACGACGCCCTCCGCTTCCTGGCTTCACGAATGCGCTGCATCAGCAGCATCTCCCTGAAGTCAGCCCGGCTGGGGTTGCCAGCGTCGGTGGTCCAGGCTCGCTGGTAGCCATCGGGGTACTGGTACTTGCGCTTGATCAGCTTGCCGCCGCCGCCGATCTCATCCATGCGCACAGTCGCACAGCGCAGGCACCGACACCACAACGGGTCGCCAAAGGTTCCTTTCTTCTCGGCGGGTATGTCGTCCCACTGGTGGCCCAGTGTTCGGCAGCGCATGTACTGCGCCATCAACGGGTTGGTCGCCATCAGCGCCTCACTTCTAAGGTCTGTGTGGGCATGAACACCCACCGGCGAATCTTGTTGCTCTTGCCCCAGCCCTTGACGATGCGCCCATGAATGCGCACACGTTCGGTGCCGTCGTCATCGAACACCTCCGGCAACTCGGTGATGACCACCTCGTCGCCGGACTGCATCCATACGTCACCGATGAGCAAGCCGCCCACCGGACACGTGAAGTACCTCGGCATGTCTGTTCCTTTCGTTGGGTTGATGTCCCAGGCACGCACTCGCGCGTGCGCCAGGTTGAACTCGTGGGTGAGCCACACCCGCGCTTGCACGCAGGCTTGGCTCAACTCATCACTCGACAGGGTGATCATCGTTGATGAACTCCCAGTGGTCCTCGCCTGGGATCATCCCCAGGTTGGAGCCAACGTCCCACTCGACGTGGAGCGTGCCCATGTCGTCTACCCACAGTGCGGTGCCCTCGTCACCCGGCTTCAGCTGGGTGGTGTACGGGTCCGACGTGCTGATCAAACGGACGCGCCTGCCTTGCGGTGATCGGTCCATGTGGTTCCTTTCGTTGTGCGCGCAACGGTTGCGCGTCGTACCCGGCAGGCGTGTGAGTGCCTGCCGGGTCGTGGTGTCACGTCACCACATCTTTCCCCGCTCCTGCTTGCGCCTGGGCGGAGCCTTGACTCCCTTCTTGATGCCCTTCACACAGGCATCGCAGAACAGGGGGTCGTTGATGAGCACCGGGTGGGTGTCCTTGGTGTCCACCGGGATGCGCAAGCGCGGGTACTCCTCGCCGCACACGGTGGACAGGTTGTTTGCCGCCCACACCAGGTGGATAGGCGGGCGGTCGCCCCGTCGTCGTTCAGTCCTCATCGTCCTCCGGCTGCGGGAAGGGCACCGTGTCCGGGTGTGCCCGGAAGTAGATGCCACTGTTGGTCGGTTGGTCGCACCAGCTGCATCGCACGCTGCTGAGGAACGGCTCGGCCAGCCCCCGTGGTGGGATGACCCGCACCGGCTCGGGAATGTCCGGCCGCTGGATGCGCCAGCAGGGGCCGCACGAAACCTGCGTCCAGTTCATGTGTCCTCCTTGGCAGGCGGGATGCTGACCGTGATCAGGTAGCCGCGGCGCGACATGCCCCAGCTCGGCAAGTCAGGGAAGCGAATCACCAGTTGGTTGGTGAAGCTCTCCCCGTCGAGCACGGCTTCGACCATCACGTGGTCGCTCTGCATCAGCAGCCCGGCCAACATGCCGGTGCCGATGAGCGCGTTCATGCGGTCGTTCCAGTCGGGGTCTGGTTCACTCGACATAGCGCTCCCTGCCTTCCATCCACGGGCACCCTGGTTCGTGGGCTGTCTCCCAGTGGGTGTCGCGCCACACGGCGGGGGTTCCGCAGCCTTCGCACACCGGCACGATGTCCGGTTCGGGTTCAACCCGTGGCTCAAGCGTGTCGACCAGTCGCCTCCCGGCGAAGGTCAACACCTTGATCTCCTGCTTGGTCTGATCGCACAGCACTTGGGCCATGCGTTGCAGGTGGGTGGTCCGCTCTACGTCGCCGTATGAGCAGATCAGTGGCACCCACATATCCCCATCGAGGAAGGCGATCACCCCCTCGTCCCCGTCGTCACCTATCGCCACGAAGGCGATCAGCTTCTCGATTACGAAGCTCATCGGCGGGTCCGCAGATCAGGATTGCTGATCACTTCTTCGCAACGGGTGCGCCACTTGTCGGTGTCGGCCCGGTCGCACTTGACCTTCTCGTCGTGCAGCACGTGGTTGATCGTGCCCACCAGGGTCACGCTCAGCGTGCCGTTGTCGCCCTCGCGGACGACCTTGCACTCGTACAGCCCACTGTCGTAGCGGGTCTGGCACCACACCTCATCGGTCATTGTCATCTTCGGTTCCTTTCGGTAGTTGGTCTAGCTGGACATTGATGCTTGGTCCGACAATCCGCCCACGCACACAGCCAGTTTCGTGGCTGCGCGCGTGACACCCTGCGGAGAAATCGCACCTGTCGATGACATTGAGTGCTCGCCATCGTTTGTCGGTGATAGGTCGCTGCCTGCGCAGCCTGTCGATCTCTCTGTTCTTGCGCCGCAGGGCGATGGCTCCGTGAACAATCACGTAGGCCAGTGCCCCAACGATGCAGACGAGAGTCGCTATGACAATCATCCTGGTTCCTTTCGTTGTCGCCTTGCGGCGGTGAACGAGCGCAGCAGTGAGCCACGCCCGTTCGTGCGGGGGTTCCAAGTCCGCAGGTCTTTCAGTCCACCGGCCTGCGCAGTGCTGGGTCTGGCACGCCGTCGATCATGCGCCCACCCTCTTGCACCCACAGCACGTCGTTCTCACGACGCAGGCGGGCACGGTCGGCAGCGCTGGGGTGAAAGTCCGACGCTGGCGACACGGTGAACTCTCCCGTGCTGATGCGCATTCGCCACACGGGTAGCGGGCATGTCGTTGGGTGTTCGTGTCTGCCCACCACGGCGCGCAGCGCATTACCGATTGCCCGTGCCGCGCGCTTGTGTCCGTACAGGCGGATCGAGCTATCGCCGTAGGTCGTCCAGTGGCCGGGTGGTGTGGCCAGCAGGTCTTGTTCGACCCACGCTTGAATGGCGGTCATGTGTTCTCCTTTCGTTGTCCCTTGCGGGAGTGCCCGCGCCACCCTGCGAGGATGACGCGGGCCGACTGAGGGGGACGGCCTCAGTCGCTCATGCTGCGTTGAAGCAGGCGTTCTTCCCACCCCAGCAGGTAGCCCTGCTCGTACTTGTGCGGATCATCTTCGGCATAGTCCCTGCCGAGGATTTCTGTCAGGTCTGCGTCCGGTTGGGACAGTGGTGACCTAGCTGACAACTCCTCTGGATCCGGCTGTTGACCGTCGAGAAACTGGCGTTTCAACTCCGGTGTCAACTCGATGGCGTCAGCGTCTGCTGCGCCACGGTCGTAACCCGCCTGGTGGACGGGTCCTGGTTCTTCCAGTGACATGGTGGGTTGCTCCTTTCGTTATGCCACGGACGTGTGGCCGTACACCGAGCGGGGGGCGAACCCGCCCGGCGTGTGTGTCATTCCCAGCCCATCTCCTCCTCGGCGGCTGCCTTCAAGCAGGCCCGGTAGTCGGCCCGCTTGTAGAAGCCCAGCCGCCTGGTGAGTTCGGCTTCGTCTAACGGATAGCGCAGCGTGGCGTTGATGCGATGCACGTTGAGCGTGATCCGTCTGTTGCGCGGGTTGGTCGGGCTGGTGTAGCCGCCGGTTCGGTTGGTCCGGTTGGCCCGCATGTACTGCTCCAGCGCGGTGATGCCTTCGGCCTTGCGGCCAGTGGGCATGTTCAGCATCACTGCCTGGCTCACGCCGGGCGGCGCGCTGCCGGTGCGCAGTGGCTTGACCCTGCTCTTGCGCGTGCCACCCGCGTCACCCTGGCGGGTGTGCGGGTCGCTTGGGGTGCGTTGCTTGCTCATGGATGGGTTCCTTTCGTTGTGCCTTGCGGCAGTAGGCAGGACGTGTAGCGAACACGCCTGCCTGTGGTTCACCGTGCGAACACGTTGGCGATGCTCACCTCTGCGACGTCTTCGTCCCAGCGCCCGCCGAGGTCGGCAAGCTCGTTCTCGATGGCGTTCCGCACGTCGGGGAAGTCCCCGTCCTGCGGGTAGGTCACGTCGACGCGCACCACGTACTCGACCTGCGTGACTCGCTTGCGCGGGCTGAACTCGAACGTGCTCAACTCGCGGTTGATGTCCGCACTGATCGAGTCGTACTCGCTGCACCAGCTGCGGCTGTTCGCCTCGCTGTTGAGCCGCCGCTCGATGGTCTTGAAGTCGGCCTGCATCGCTTCGCAACGAGCAGACAGACGACGTGCGTTGACAACCGCCTGCCGGTGATCGGTCTCCGCTGCCGCCAGGCGATTGCGAAGGTTGACGATCATCGATTGGTCGGTCGTATACACGATCGACTGCTCGCTGTCGTACCAGTGGGGCGCGTCCGGGGGGAGGCTGTCGATGATGTTGGTCATGTTGGTTCCTTTCGTTGTGCCCGACTTGGGCAGTGGGCGAAGGTGCTAGCGATGCACCCCCGTCCGTTCACAGCTGGCAGTCACCGGCGATCAGCCGCTCGGCCCTGGCCAGCAACACCGACAACTGCACGCCGAGTGCTCGTGCTACGCCAGCCAGGGTGGTCAGGCTGGCTTCCTTGGTGCCGTTCTCGATCTCGCAGATGTACGGATAGCTGATGCCTGCCTGTTCGGCCAGCCACTTGCGCGGTTGGCCGAGCATGATCCGGTGTGCAGCGATCACCCGCCCGAGTGCTTCGGTTGTGTCCATTGGTTCCTTTCGTTGCCTGCTTGCGCAGGAGTATCCGCAGGGTGAGGTGAGCACCCTGCGGACCGCTACCTGTGGGAGAGAACACAGCCCATCCGCAGAGCGCCCGTCCGCGCTCTACAGGGTGGCCGTCCCTGACCGCCGTGTTCGTGTGCCAGGAGCAGCACATCTTGTGGGGGTCAACCCGGTGTAGCGAGCACCAGGCGTTGCCCCAATCCCAGGCCGAGGCCGATCCCGTACTCAACGAAGTGATCGCTGCACAGGTAGCCCCAGGGTCCGTGTGTGGTCTTGGCGTCGTAGCTCGCTGTGTCCCCGCAGATGTCGCAGGGTGGCAGGCGCGGCACCGAGACCTCGGTGTGTGGTTCGGGCATGGTTGGTTCCTTTCGTATCCCCCAGCGGGGGAGTGGGCGGACACACAGCGAATGTGTCCGTCCGTATTTCACTCGGCGCGACGCATCTCCACGTCGGCCACGCCGCACTTGACCGCGCCTGCAAAGCAGACCAGTCCGTGCCACAAGCAGCAGCGCAGTGGTTCGTCCACGTCGCCGCCGTCGACCTCCGTTTCGACCAGCTGGTCGCAGTTGCTGTCGGTCAGTGGGTCGACGTACTGGCAGATATCACCGAGCACGGGTGATCACCTTGTCCTCGCGGTTGAGGGTGAGCACGTCGCCGTCCACCTGAAAGGTGTTCGGTGCCAGCTGGGTGATCTTGATGACCGGCACCATCTCCCAGGCGGTCGGCCCAGGGAGCACGCGGTAGGTGTTGCCGTCCGCGCTGGTGAACTCCCAGGTGTCCTGGTCGACCAGGGTGATCTCCGGCACCTGCTCCTCGTCCCACTCGCAGCCCCAGTAGATGGCGGCGAACTCGACTTCGGCAGGCACCGTGGTCGGTGTCTCGTTGTTGGTTTCCATGTGTTCCTTTCGTTACCCGCTGGAGCGGGAGTACCCGGCACAGGTGTGACGCCGTGCCGGGTCGCTGCTCCCCTGCCTGCCGCAGCATCAGCCGATGTTGTCCTAGCTCCGGGAGTTGTAGCCGGTGCCTTCGTGCAGGGGTTCTTGGTTCCGTGTGGCGCTCACCTTGAGCGCAGTGGGCGGATGGGTAGCGACTCCCATCCGTCCGTGTTTACAGGTTCAGCGCTTGCGTGCGCCGCTCCCATTGGGCTTCGGCCTCGTCGCGGTCCTGGATGGCGGGCACCTCGGTCACTGCGCAGTTGGTCCAGCCACGCACCACGAGCCATGTGTCGCCCGCGAGGCTGAACGTTGCGAAGCTTCCGTCGCTGGCGTTCATGGTCCACATGTCGCCGTCCAGGTGGATGCGATACGTGAACCCGTCAGCAGCGAACGCCCATCCGTTCGGGTAGTGCACCCGACCGCCGTCGACATCGCGCGGTCCCAGCGTGGCTGGTGCGGGCGATGCCGTGACGTCCTTGCCGCCCCAGTAGCGAGCGGCGAAGTCTTGTCCTGCTTCGTATGTCATGTGGTTCCTTTCGTTTGCCCGGTCGGGCAGTGGGCGGACGAGTGCGAACCCGTCCGTCCGTGTCACTTCTTGGCGACGTGATACCAGAGCTCGGCACCAGAGCAGTGCCACCATCCATCGCCGTGGCCGATCAACCCGGTGTAGGCGACGCTTCGGTCTTCCCACTCCTTGTGCTCGTTGCGGGCGAACGCATCAAGCTCACGGTGCAGGTCGTCGGTGGTCAAGTCGCAGTACGAGTACTGGAACTGGACGAACTCGACGCCGGTCGGGCCGGTGCACCGAGGAATCGGCACAACCCCTCGCAGGGTCGGCTCGCTCTCCACGCCGTGGTGCTCGACCGCATAGGCGATGTCGTACCACGCCGTGACCTCGTAGGTCGGTGTCTTGGTCTTGGTCATTGGGGTTCCTTTCGTTGTGCGCATGATGCGCGGCGGACCCAGACGGCAGCGAACCATCTGGGACCCACTCCACCACAAGGCGTCAGAAGTCGACGCCCTCGCACACGTACAGGCCGGTGACAGGACTGAACGTGTAGTCGTCGCCGCCCATGTCCATGCAGCGCTCGTAGTTGCCAGCGGCATCCCACACCACGTCGGGGCGTGTGAAGATGACGTCGATCGTGTCGCCCGACACTGCATCGAACGATGCCGTGTCCGTGTCCAGCACCACGAAGTGCGTGCGTGTGGTGCCGTTGACGACCTCCTGCCACGAGCATGAGCTCAGGCTGAGTGCCGCAAGCGCGGCCCCCACGAGGATGACAGGCCGTGCGACGGTCAGCAGGGCTGTGATTCGGTTCATGTTGGTTCCTTTCGTTGTACTCCCCAGCGGGGAGAGTGGGCGGATGGGGGCAGCGAAGCCCATCCGTCCGTGTGTCAGCCGAGCGCCCCGCGGACGATGTATCCGTAGGGCTGGTGATAGACATCCTTGATGTCGCCCGGCTTCTCGTCGGCGTACCCGCCCGAGTGCAGCGTGCCGGTCATCGCAACGGCGAAGTAGTACGCATCGTCGTAGGTCGAGTCGGCATGGCCGATGGTCACCGGGCGCATCAAGTAGCGACCCGGCTGCACGAGTACCCGTGAGTCGTAGCGGGCGGTCTGCTCGCTACGGCCGAAGGTGCTCGGCTGGTCGACAACGAGCCACACCTGATTGTCGGTGCGCTCGTAGTGATACGTGGTCACGGTCGTGGTCATTGGTTCCTTTCGTTGTGCCCAGGGATGGGCAGTGGACAGGTCAGGGTCGCCCCCGACCTGCCCGGCGTGCATCAGGCTGCACGCATGAGCGCCCAGTAGCGCTCGCCTTCGCCGCCAGCGAGGAACATCGTCTCGATGGAGGCCTTCTTGCCGGTGCCGACAACGCGCACGGCCACGGTCTTCTTGCTGCCGCGGACGAACACGTCGAAGCCGTCCGCCTTCGCCGCGTCGATCGCCAGGGCGACCGTCACGTATCGGGGGGACTCGGTCAAAGCAGGTGCTGCTTCGGTCATGGTCATTGGGTGGTTCCTTTCGTTTGTCCTGCCTTGTTGCAGGAGTGGATGGATGGAGGGTGAGCTCCATCCAACCGGCGGCAACTTGCCGCGTCAGGCGACCTCTTCGGTCACCTTCGGTGCTGTCAGGTTGGCGAGCAACCTGGCCAGCGTCTTGTCGCTCAGCGCTGCGGCTTCGACCGCCGCGGCGATCTCGTCGGCGCTGAACTTCTTGCTCCGGGGAGCTTGGTTCATCCCGGGACGACGCTCCAGCGGGGGCTTGTGAGCGTCGGTGCCGAGCCGAGCAGCATGTCGGTCGGCCGCGTTGGTCACGTCGATCGGCTTGTGCATCCCAAGAGCGAACTGGAGTTCCTTCTTGGTCGGCTTCGGGTCCAGCGTGGTCAGCGCGTCGAAGCAGATCTCCTGGACTGTCGGGTCCAGGTGGTCCGGCGCTTCTCCGGCTTCGTACGTCCAGCCGTGGTCCTTCGCCGCAGGGTACGACCGCATCGCTCGCGTCAGCGCACGTCGGTGCGTCTTGGCGAACTTGAGGACGTGCGCCCGAGCTTCGGTGGCCGGTGCTGTGTTCTGTGCCATTTCTGGTTCCTTTCGTTGTGCCCGCGTGTCTCGCGGGTCGTGGATCCGTCAGGTATCGCTCCTGGTGGATCCGCATTTCTCGTCTGCGGCATTTCTCGTCTGCCGCGCCACAATCCGGGGTGGCGCTGGCTGGCGGTAGCGGCATCGTGTGCATCGCATTCCCTGCCGCCATGCCCCTGGCCAGCTGGCGCACGTGGCGCTAGCGCTGGCACCTGGCGCACGTGGCGCTAGTGCTGTCCACCTAGTGCGCTGGCCAGCGTGCGAGGCTGGCCAGCGCTGGTATTACTTGCGCTTGCTGGCGAATATGTCGCTAGGTGCTGTCCACGTAAACGTGGTGCCGCTAGCGCGTCGCCGTGGCGCACGTGGTGCGCTTGATTCAGCTTTCACGCTCTCACGTGATCCGCTGGCGTCAAATATGCGCTTGTCAGTGGCAGTGGCTTGCGCCAGCTGGCTGGCACGCAGTGGCGCTGGCTTGTCAGCCACCAGGCCTAGCTTGCGTAGTAGCCACATCGGCAGTGGCTTGCCTGGCTGGCCACGCTTGACCACGCCGTGCAAGCAGGTGCCGCACCACGTTGGGTGGCCGACACCGTGAGGGCATTCTTCGCTGCCTACGGTGTCAATCCACCACGTGCGCTGGCTGGCCAGCACCTTGCGTGGTGCTAGCGCTTGCTTGCGCTCGACAGCGTCGCTAGTGGCTTGCGCTACCAGGTGGGCTGGCGTACCGCTAGAGGCCACCAGGGGCCTGCGTGCCGCCCGCGTTTTCCCCGCTGGCTTGCGTGGCGCTGACGGCACTACAGCGCCACCAGGGGTGGCGCTGCGTACCGCTACGGCGTTGGGAGCGTGGCGCTTCATGCGCTGGCTTCCGTGGTCTGGCCTAGCTTCATGTCAGCTGGCACTAGTGCCAGGTCTGACAGCGTGCCAGTAGCGCTGTCATAGCGCCTGGCCACTTGCCACGCCGTACCGTCGGGCAGGGTTACGTACTTGTCCATTTTGGCTCCAATCACCACTTGCCAGGCTGGCTAGTGGTAGTGCGCTGGCTGGCCATGACAGCCAGCCAGCGCTAACGAAAAGGTGGAACCTGCGAACGTGGCTAGCTGGCCTAAAGCACCTCACCCACGAGAGGTGCACCGTTCCCTACCACGTGCCAGCGCTGGTGGCCTATGCCCTGGTGGGCAGTGGCGCATACCGTCATGGTCAGCTGGCTACGTGCGGTCCCTATGAAGCCTCGCGGCGTGAACCTGTTCGCCACACCGCTTCGCGCTGCGTACCCCTCGGGCGCTTGCGTTCGCTGCGGTAGCTCTCGAACTAGCCAGGGACCGTATCAGCGGTGTGACAGCCCTATCAATGTGCCTAGCGTCACACCGGGTCATCCCCCCTGGTCAGCGCCTACTCGGTGGAGCATGCTTATCTAGCTGGTGCTATACCTGAACATCCACCTCCAACCGGCCGCAGATAGCCACCACCTACCGACCACCGAGTCTCCCGTTTACGGCTAGACGCTAGGGGTAAACAGGACTACCATCGGCTCATGGCCAAGGGACTCACCAAAGGCAGGACCATCGGGCTGCAATTACCCCTCGACCTCGACGCTCACGTGCGCGAACGGGCTGCTCAGGCGGGTATGAGCCCCGGTCTGTGGATCACCAAACGCCTCAATGCGGCGCTGCGGGTCGAAAGGGAAGTCGGCGTGGTCAACCGGGATGGGTCGGGCAGGTTGCTGGGTCGCCCGAGCACCGACAGCATCGAGCTTCGCTACGGCGACGGCTCCTCAGAAAGCATCCCTACCCCCTGATTCTGTCATACACAACCGCAACATCTCGTGATAGTGTCATCGCTAATGGCACGTCCTCCTGCAGACCCTTCCGGCCGGGCACAGCCGCTCAACGCGCGGGTCAGTCCGGCTCGGCTGGCTCACCTCGACGCGGTGTGCGCAGCCACCGGCAAGTCCCGCGCCGACGTGCTCAGCAAGCTGATCGACCGGCTCCAGCTTCCCGACGAACCAGCCCAGCAGTCGCTACTCGGGGTCACAACGCCACCAGTGACATCGCCGCAACCCCCCGTGGCAGACTGTCTCCACAAGCGCACCAAGGCCGACCCCAAGCTGTCCGGCGTCGCCCGGTGCCTCGACTGCAACAGGACGGTGACCAAGTGACCGCCATCGACCCGCCGGAACAACCCGAAGTGCTCGCCGCTCGCCGCGCCATGCAGTGCTGCGACAACCAAGACTTGGTGCCGCTCGACTTTGGCATCGACTACTGCGCCAGCTGCGACAGCATCCGCAACCTCCACGGCATGTGGCGTCCGCGGCGTCATTGGGAGGGCTTCACCACGGTCGGTGGGGTTGAGGTCACCCATGAGCAGGCGTTCGCGATGGCCGTCGCGCGCGCCCGCAAAGACCAGCTGCTGATCGAGGCCGAACGAGCCAAGCGACCTACCTAGTATCTGCGGCAGGTTCGTGTTAACGTCCGCGTCATGCCGATGTATCGCAAGCGCCCGGTCGCCATCGAAGCCCGCCAGTTGACCGGCGACAACGCCGAAGACATCGCCCAGTGGTGCGGGGGGTCGGCCATCGACATCGACGGCATCATCATCCCGACCACCGAAGGCGACATGCTCGCCGGGTGGGGCGACTACGTGATCTGCGGGGTCGCTGGCGAGTTCTACCCGTGCAAGCCGGACATCTTCTATGCCACCTACGACGCCATCTTGGAGGTCGGCACCGTCGAGGTCGGCACGTAGGTGGAGCGCAGCAAAGACACCCCGGTCGCCTTCCGCCCGCAGATCAGCCTGCGCGCCGCGATGGAAGCCGAAGCCAACCGCCACCACATGAGCATCGGCCAATGGGCCGAAGCCGTCTGCACCAGGGAGGTGTTCCATGCCGCAGCCGTACAAGGGACGCCGGGTGAGAGCGACCGTGCGCCTACCGATTGACCTGCACGCCGCCGCCGCCGAGCGTGCCCGCGCCAGACGGTGGAACATGAGCGACTACATCGCCTGGTGTGTCGAGCAGACCGTCAGGCCCGAAGCGCGCCGTCAGGTGCCGCCGCTCGGCCCGGCGCGCAAGCCCGACTCGATCCATGCCCTCGTGGACGGGATCAAGGCCAGCCATGAGTGAGACCGAATCGCTCACCCCGTCACGCGCCCAAGGCCCGGCGGCGACCGCCCTGCGACTGGCAGGAGCCAGCTACCACGAGATTGCCGACGCCCTCGGCTTCCCCAGCCCGGCGGCTGCCCGGCTGGCGGTGGAGACCACCCTGGCGGCGCGCGTCGGTGACCCACAGACCCGCGAGACACTGCGCGCCGAAGAAGCCGGTCGTCTGGAGCGCCTACTGCGCGGCGTGTGGGGCAAGGCCACCAATCCCGACCACGCCGAACATCTCCCGGCAGTGAAGATGGCCGTCGGCATCATCGACCGCCACATTCGCCTGTTCGGCCTCGACGCTCCCCACGAGATCACCATCCACACCCCGACCAGTGCCGAGATCGACGCCTGGGTCGCGTCGGTCACCGGGGCCAAGATCAGCGACCTGCGCGAGTTGGAAGTGGGGGTGATCGATGTCGGACCTGGAGACTGATGCCGACATCGACGCCGCACTCGACGCCGACGACGAAACCCTGAACCGCATGTGGCGCTACCGCGCCCTCGGCAAGACGCTCGGCCAGCTGGCCTACGTGCCCAAGGTCGGCATCGCCCGGTTGCAGCTGAAAGGCGAAGACTTCAAGCTGGTTCGTGCTGCCGCCCAAGACAAAGGGCTGAGCGTCAACGCGTACCTGCGCACCTGCCTGGCCCGCTGCCTGATTGCCGACTACGGCCTCGACCCGCCCGACATTCCCAGCCTCGCTCGCGACCTGGGAGCCTGGGCCGATGCTGGCCGATGAGTTCTACCTGGGCACCAACATGACCCGTTGGCTGGGAAAGGTCGCCGTGCCGCTGTTCGTCAGCCATCGGCGGTTGGCCCGCGAGCATCCGTATCACTTGCCGCGGGCCACGGCGCGGTGGTGCCTCGACTCCGGGGCGTTCACCGAGGTCGCCAACTTCGGGCGCTTCCTCACCACGCCCGTCGAATACGCGGCGGCCATCCGCCGCTACCGCGACGAGGTCGGCATGTTGGGGTGGTGCGCCCCGCAAGACCATATGTGCGAGCCGTGGGTGCTGGCCCGCAGCGAGGTTGCCTCGACGGTCGGCCAGGCGCAGGCGTACACGGTCGACAACTATCTGACGCTGCGCGCCCTCGACGCCGCGGTGATCCCCGTGCTGCAAGGCCAAACCCTTGCCGACTACCGCAGTCACATCGACGCCTACAGCCGCGCCGGTGTCGACCTGTTTGCCGAGCCGGTGGTCGGCTTGGGCAGCGTGTGCCGCCGCCAGGCGACCCGCCCGATAGCCGAACTGATCGCCGCCCTGCACGGCGACGGGTTGCGCCTGCACGGGTTCGGGGTCAAGCTGTTGGGCTTGCGCCGCTATGGCTGGTGCCTGACCAGTGCCGACTCAATGGCCTGGTCGACATGGGGACGGCGCACCGTGCCGTGCCCGGTCAGCAACTCCAAGAGTTGCACGTCGTGCTTGCACTTCGCCCTCGACTGGCGTGCCAAGGTGGTCGCCAGCACGCCCGACCGTGCCGTGCAGATGGGACTGTGGTGATGAGCGAGCTCGACATCTACAAAGAGTGGACACCCGCCGCCCAGCAAGCCGCACTGGAGCGCCTGCAGAAGTCGCGCAACGACGACTGGCGACCGTTCTACTGCCCGCGCCCGGCGTGCGACGGCAAGCCCCACGACGTATGGGAATGGAACCACGCCCGCGGCAGTCAGCGCCCGCCGACCGACGACGACTGGCTGGTGTGGCTGATGAAGTCGGGCCGTGGCGCAGGCAAGACCCGCGCCGGATCCGAATACACCCACCGCATGGCCGAACACGTCAGCCGCATCGCCCTGATCGCGGCAACAGGGGCCGACGTGCGCGACACGTTGCTGGAAGGTGAGAGCGGCCTGCTGACCATCGCCCGCCCCGGTTGGCGTCCCACGTTTGAGCCGTCCAAGCGCCGGTTGACGTGGCCCAACGGGTGCATCGGGACGACGTTCAGTGCGGAGGAGCCGGACCGCCTGCGTGGCCCCGAGCATGGCTTTGCCTGGTGCGACGAACCCGCCCACTGGCCGCTCGTCCAAGAAGCCTGGGACAACATGATGTTCGGGCTGCGCATCGGCCGCAAGCCGCGCATCGTTGTTACCACCACGCCCAAGCCGCGGCTGTGGATGAAAGAGCTCATCGCTGACCCGCGGACACGCATCAGTACGGCCAGCACCTACGACAACATCGACAACCTCGCACCGAGCTTTGCCGAGGTGATCATCAAGAAGTACGAAGGCACGAGACAAGGACGCCAAGAGGTCTACGGCGAGTTGCTGGCCGACGTCGAAGGCGCACTGTGGACCTTCGACATGATCGAGCCGCACCGTGTGCAGATCGCCCCGGAACTCAAGCGCGTGGTGGTCAGCGTCGACCCGGCAGGCACGGCCAACAAGCACTCAGACGAGACCGGCATCATCGTCGTCGCCCGCGGCCACGACGGGCGCTACTACCCGTTGGCCGACCGCAGCGGCAGGCACTCGCCGCAGGGCTGGGCGCGCGCTGTCGACGCCGCCTGGGACGAATACGAAGCCGACGCTGTGGTCTGCGAGGACAACTACGGTGGCGACCTTGTCGAACAGAACCTGCGCAGCAGCGGCATCAACAAGCGGATCATCCGGGTCAACAGTCGTCGCGGCAAGGCACTGCGCGCCGAGCCGATCGTCGGCCTGTACGAACAGGGCTTGGTGTCGCATGTCGGCATCTTGGAAACACTGGAAGAACAGATGACCACATGGCAGCCGTATGAAGACCGCGACAGTCCGGACCGTGTCGACGCCTTGGTGCACGGCATGACCGAGTTGGCCGGTCGCGCCCGCACCACCGACATTGCATCACCATCCGCCTTGCGGCGGCACGACCGCCCGCAGCGCCATCTCCATCCAACCATCAGGGGCTACACGCCGTAACGAAAGGAACCCGCCATGAGGCTGTTAGCAGCAGACGAATCAGAGGCACACATCTATGCAGCAGTGGACGAAGCCATCGACCGCATCGTGCTGTGGAAAGACCCCACCGAGCAGTGGTGGTGTGTGGTCCGCACCGATGGCCAACACGTCGGTGTGGACACGGTCGAGTGTGCCTTCGTGCTCGACAAGTCCGAGCGCAGTGACGCCTCGATCATCCGCTTTGCCGAGAAGGCCAAAGAGCGTGGCGCGCACCCCGAAGACGAGATGGCCGAACCGTGATAGGCGAAACCACCAACATCACGTTCGATCAGCCGTTCGTGATGGTGGCCGCGTTCGTTGTTGGCGTGCTGGCGACCGCACGGATCGTCCGGCTGATTGTCGATGACGACTTCCCCCCGGTGCTGTGGGTGCGCAGGCAGATCGCCAAGCTGTTGCCTCCATCATGGCTCGACGTGCTCGACTGCCCGTGGTGCGCGGCACCGTATGTGGCCATCGTCAACATCGCCTGGGCGTGGGCCAGCGGCCTGCACTGGTCGTGGTGGTTGGGCAACGTATGGGCAGCGACAGCATGGATCGCCAGCTACCTGTGCCTGCGGGACGTACCAGAGGACCAGCGTGAGTAGTAGTCTCAGCCGCCGATGGCCAAGGTACGTCAACCGCAGCCCGCGCCCGTCGCTCCGGCGGGCTTCGTGGCCTCCGCCGTCAGGCTGCCGAACAGCAGCCGCAACATGGCGGGACGACCGGAGAACTGGCAAGGCGAAGCGTGGCGATTCTGGGAGAACGTTGGTGAGCTTCGCTATGTAGCAACGTGGATCGGCAACGTGTTGAGCCGCGCCACGCTGGTTGCCGCCAAGCGTGAAGGGCGACTGCTGGTGCCGATCAGTGGTGGCGACAGCCCCGCCACCGAAGCCATGGACGCCCTGTACGGCGGGCCGCAAGGGCAGAGCCAGATGCTGCAACTGTTCGGCGTGCACACCACCATCGCCGGTGACGAATACATCGTCAACCGGGCCAAGGGTGACGCCTGGGAAACGCTGGCCTACAACAAGGTCACCCAGCTGCCCGGCGGGGTGTTGCAGGCCGACTTCGGCACCGAGGCCGGGCCGATCACGCTGACCCCGCAAGACCTGGTGATCAGGGTGTGGATGCCCAACCCGCAAGACCCGACCCGCCCCGACAGCCCGGTGCGCCCCAACCTGTCGACGCTGGCGCAGATCACCGGCTACGACATGCACGTGTCGGCGCAGATCGCCAGCCGCTTGGCGGGTGCTGGCATCTTGTTCATGTCCAGCGACATCGACTTCCCCGTGCCCGAAGGCATGGACCCCAACGCCAGCCCGGCCAGCAGGTTCATGGCCATTCTCGGTGAGTCGATGATGACCCCGATTGGCGACCGTGCCGACCCCAGCGCGCTGGTCCCGATTGTGGCGATGGTCCCCACCGAAGCGCTGGGCAAGCAAGAGCATCTCAAGTTCTGGAGCGAGTTGGACGACAAGGTCGTCGTCATGCGCGATGCCGCCATCAAGCGGCTTGCCCTGGGCATGGACGTCCCCCCGGAAGTGCTGCTGGGCGTGGCCGACGCCAACCACTGGAACGCATGGCTCTCTGAGGAGTCGGCAGTCAAGGCCCATCTGGAACCGAAGCTGGCAACCCTGGCCTACGCCCTGACCGAGCAATACCTGCAACCGTCGCTGAAGGGCTTGGTGCCCGACGACGAAGTGGGCGACTACTTCGTGATCGCTGACACCAGCGGCATCCGCCTGCGCCCCAACCGCAGCCAAGAGGCCATCGAGTTGTACGACCGCAACGAGCTCAGCGGCGTGGCCCTGCGCCGCGAGACCGGCTTCCAACCGGAAGACGCACCGCTCACCGCCGAACAGAAGATGTGGCTGCTGCGCAAGATCGCTGTCGGCTCGACCACACCGGAGATGACCGAAGCGGCGCTGAAGTTGCTGGGCACCGACCTGGGCACGATCAGCGTCCAGCCTGCGCAGCTGCCGCCCGACCACCTACGCACCGACGTGACCCCGGCGCTGGAGCGGCGCAACCCGCCCGACCAGAACGAGCCGAGCCACCACGCCAAGTCCGAACAGGTCGGCTTGGCCGCAGCGTGCGACGTGCTGGTGTACCGGGCGCTGGAGCGTGCAGGCAACAAGCTGATGAACGCCCACCCCAAGTACGACGCCAAGTCGATGGCCACCGTCGACGTGTATCGCACCCTCAACGGCGACACGTCCAGCCTGTTGGCGGGAGCCTGGGCCTGCGCGCCTGCGGTGCTGGCCAGCTACACCGGCAGTGTCGAGTCGGTGATCGAGACACTCGACTTCTACGTCCGTGGCCTGTTGGAATCGCAACGCCCGCATTCGGCAACGGTGCTTTCTGCATTGCTGGCAGCAACCATGCCGCGCGCCCTGGAGGCTGTCCCATGAGCACCCGCTCCGACGTCGAAGCCGCCCTTGCCCTGCTGCCCAGTGAACGCAGCGCCGAGTTGGAACGCATTGCCGAAGAACTGTTCGCCGCCGAATACGACCGCATTGTGGACGACGACAGCGCCGACACACTGACCGTGGACGACGTGCGCGACTACACGATGATGCTCAGCGCGGCCATCGAAGCAACCCGCGCCAACAGCGACATCGACTTGGTGGTCGGCTGGCTGGAGACCGCCGCCGCCAATGCCGCGGTGATCGCCGCTGCCCCGCCGGGGTCGACGTTCACCTGGAACACCCGCCTCGATGATCGTGTGCGAGACACACACGAGCCAATGGAGGGCGTCACGGTCGCCGCCGGAAAGCCCTTCATGGTCGGGGGCGTTGCCCTGCAATATCCGGGGCAGCCGGTCGGCCCGCCTGCGGTGTGGATCAACTGCCGCTGTGGATTGACTGTGGGGGCCGGTGTCGTCACTGCCGCCTCCGATCCGCCTCGGGGAGCCGTAGCGGTGGCGACACTGGCAGACCCTGCCAGCGTTGCTGTGCCCGGTGGTGACCCGCCGGACCAACTGCATGTCACCTTGGGCTACTACGGCCACGCCGACGAAGCGCCGCCGCAGCTGCGCGAGGCACTGGTCGCCTGGCTGAACAACACCGCCGTCGAGCCGTTCGACGCCAAGATCACCGGCAAGGCGTTCATGGGCGACGACGACCCGCAAGCCACGACCTACCTGTTGGAGCATCCCAACTTCGCCACCCTGCACGACAGCCTCTCCGAAGTGGCCCGCCCGGCGGGCGACCATCCGCACTTCACCCCGCATGTCACGCTCGGCTACGGCGTGCCCCACCCCGACGTGACCCCCGACTCGGTCAGCGTCGACGGCGTGCAGCTGTGGTGGGCAGGCGAGAAGATCGACCGCAGCGGCGACCCGCCGCCGCCCACCGAGATGGCCGCCGCCCTGGAAGACGACACCCTGCTGGCCGTCAGCGAAGAACCGTGGAGCAATTTCTCATCGAGCGACTACACCATCGAGCAGTGGCGGCGGGCCTGCCTGATCACCATGCCCGGTGGCGACCCGCAATCCAAGAGCACCTACAAGGTCCCCGTGCTCACCCCCTCGGGAGCAGTGAGCAGGGCAGGGGTTCACGCCGCTGCGGCTGCCCTGGCCGGAGCGCGTGGCGGCGTGAATGCCCCCGCCGAACAGAAAGCCAAGGCTCGCAGTCGGCTGCGCGGCCTGTACGCCAAGCTCGGTGACGAGGTGCCCGACAGCTTGAAGGCCGACGCCGACGACTTGGTCGCCGCACCCGGCACCCACGACGGTCCCGGCTGGGTGACCCATCCCCGTGACACCCAACGGCTGCGCACCTACTGGACGCGCGGCAAGGGCGCAGCCAAGATTCGCTGGGGCGTGCCCGGCGACTTCGACCGCTGCCGCAAGCAACTTCGCAAGTACATCAAGAATCCGGCGTACCTCGACGGCACGTGCGCCAACTTGCACAAGGTGGCCATCAACCTGTGGCCTGGCCAAGAAGGTGGCCGCCGCGGTCGGCGTGGGGGAGTTGCCGCCGCGGCGGACCCCGGTTACTTCGACGGCTTGCCGTTGGACATCGACACCGAACAACTGCGTGAGGTCGCTGCGGCCTTCGCTCAATGTGATTGTATGGAGGATGACATGGAGCCACCGATCGAACTGTTCCTTGACCCGCAGTTGCAGGGGCCGACACCACTGATGGTGCGCGCCGCTGGCGACTTCAACGAAGTCAGCGGCCACCTGGCCACCTGGGACACCTGCCACGTCGGCTTCGGTGAGAAGAACTGCGTCACCGCTCCCAAGTCAGCGCATGACTATGCGTACTTCCGCACCGGCGAAGTGATGACCGCCGGTGGCCCGGTGCCGGTGGGTCACATCACTGCGGGCACCGGCCACGCCACCGCCGACGCCAGCCCCACCGAGACCGTGCGCCACTACGACGACACCGGCACCGTGGTTGCCGACGTTGCCGCCGGTGAGGACGAGTTCGGCATCTGGGTCCACGGCATCGAGCGTCCCGGCATCAGCCAAGAGCAAGCCCATGCACTACGCGCCGGAGCCCCCTCTGGCGACTGGCGTCGCATTGGCGGCACGCTTGAACTGGTCGGCGCGCTGATCGTCAATGTTCCCGGGTTCCCGATCCCGCGGCTGGAGTTGGCAGCGTCTGCCGCCGACCCGGAGATGTTGCTGGCTCTGACCGCGGCGGCCATCGTCACCGCCGACCCCAACGCCATCGACTACGGCGTGATCGCCGTCAGTGTGGTGGACGAGCAAGAGCGCCGAGTGGCGGCCCGCCAACGGGCGGAACGTGCCGCAGCGCTCACCGCTTCGATCCGTGAGCAGCGCGTTGCCCGCCTGCGTGAGAAGGTCGGTGTCTGATGGCCTGTGGCTGCGGCAAGACCCGCAAGTACCTGGTGACCACCCGTGAGGGCAGCCAGCAAACGGTCGACTCGCTGTCGGCAGCAATGGCCATCGTGCGTTCGCAGGGTGGGCACTACGTCATCGTCAAGAGTTGAGCCATGCGCCCCGGCGAGTTGGCGCTCGACCTGTACCGAGGCGATACCTACCAGTGGAGACTGATCCTCTGGCAAGACGAGTCGCGCACCGTGCCCGCCGACCTGACCGGAGCGACAGCCGCCGCTGAGATTCGCGACAAGCCCGGCGGCACGCTGCTGGCGACGATGATCTGCGAAGTCGAGCAGCCGCAGTTCATCAACATGACGTTGCCCGCCAGCGAGTGGGACGACTGGTGCAAGACCCGCAGTGCCGTGTGGGACTTGCAGATCACCATGCCCGGCGACGTGGTACTGACCGTGCTGCGCGGCCCAGTGACGATCACCCTCGACGTGACGGAGCCTGTCCCAGAACTGGTGCCATGAGCGACACCACCATCGACGTAGACGTCAGCGGCGTCGGCATCGAGATTGCCGCCATCGACGTGCTGGAAGTAGCCCTGGAGGTCATCGACGTCGACGTGACCGTGCCCGACGTGGTGGTCATCGAGATGACCACCGGGCAGATCGGCCCGCAAGGACCGGAGGGGCCGCAAGGCCCGGAAGGCGACACCGGCCCGGCTGGACCGCAAGGACCGCAAGGCAACCCCGGCCCGACCGGGGCCACCGGCGGCACCGGACCTGCTGGCACACCTGGCACGCCTGGCACACCCGGCGCGCAGGGTCCGCAAGGCGTCAAAGGCGACCCTGGCCCCACGGGAGCGACCGGCACCCAAGGACCGGCAGGCGCGACCGGCCCGCCCGGTACGCAAGGCGTTCAGGGTGTGCCCGGCACCCCAGGGCCAAAGGGCGACACCGGCACCGCAGGAGCAGCAGGTGCCACCGGCCCGCCCGGTGCGACTGGCGCAACCGGCGCAGCTGGAACACCCGGCGCGCAAGGACCGCAGGGCATTCAGGGCGTTCCCGGTGTGGAAGGCCCGCCCGGCGACGACGGACCGGCAGGGCCGCAGGGCATCCAGGGCGTGCCCGGT